GCGGCGCAGTCGGCGCTACCGAAGCAACAAACTTTACCCCTGAACTATGGTCTGATGAGATCATCGCTGCTTACAAAAAGAACATGGTGTTGAGCCAGTTCGTTCGCAAGATGAGCTTCAAAGGCAAAAAGGGCGACTCTCTCCACATTCCAGCTCCTAGCCGTGGCCTCACAGCCCAGACTAAGGGTGAGAACACCGCAGTTACTCTGCAAAACCTGAGCCAATCTGAAGTGGTGGTTTTGTTGAACCAACACAAAGAAGTGTCTTACCTGATCGAAGACATCGTTGAGACTCAATCATTGCCAACCCTGCGCCGTCACTACACTGACGATGCTGGTTACGCTATGGCTAAAGATGTGGATGACGCATTGTGGGCCTTGGTGAAATCTTTGGGCGATGGCGATGGCTCTGACTACACTCACAGCCGTTCATTCCAATTCAACACCTCTACAGGTGCATTGGAAGCCTATGACGCTGACGGTACTACTGACATCGGTGCATTCTCTGACGTTGGTTTCCGCCGTGCCATCCAGTATTTGGATGATGTGGACAATCCAATGGACGGTCGTGTGTTCATCGTTCCTCCTTCATTGCGTAACGCTTTGAACGGTACAGCACGTTACACTGAGCAAGCCTTCGTTGGCGAGATCGGTGGTCAAAACACCATCCGTAACGGTGAAGTGGGTAACTTGTATGGTATCCCTGTCGTTGTGTCTAGCAACTGCCCAACACTGGAATCTGGTGTTAAGGGTGCATTGTTGGCTCACAAGGATTGGGCTGTGTTGGCAGAGCAAATGTCTGTCCGTTCACAAACTCAGTACAAGCAAGAGTTCTTGGCTAACTTGTTCACCTCTGACATGTTGTACGGCACTAAGGTGCTCCGTGCTGATGCAGGTGTCTTGATGGCTGTAGCAGCTTAATAGAACAGAGAGGCCCTCACGAGGGGCTTCTCTTGTTTTGCAAGGGGCTTTGCGTGTTACACACACAAGGCCTTTTCCATAACAAGGAGAATGTATGGGCATTTATCGTGGGATTGGTGGAACAGGTGATTCCACTTCTGATGCTAACTACGCAGCAGTAGTAGCTAAAGCTGTAGAGGCTGCTGCTAGTGCAGTGTCAGCTAATGGTTCGGCTGTTAATGCTTCTTCATCTGCTTCATCGGCATTGGGTTATGCTAATGCTGCTAGTAGCGATGCAGACGCAGCTGCTGCCAGTGCTTCCGCAGCTTCTATTGATGCTGCCGCTGCTGTAACAGCTAAGATTGCTGCTGAGTTGGCAGAGACTAATGCAGAGACAGCGGAGACTAATGCTGAAACTGCTGAAGCTAATGCAGAGACAGCACAAGCTGCTGCTGTTGCTGCACAGACAGCTGCTGAAGATGCACGTGATGATGCATTAGGTTATAAGGTTGATGCTGTAGCCGCTAAGACAGCTGCTCAAGGATATAGAAACGAAGCTGATGGCTTTGCTACAGATGCAGAAACATCTGCTACAGCTGCTGCTACTTCTGCCACTAACGCAGCCTCCAGTGCTTCTGCTGCTTCCACTTCAGCAACCAATGCTGCTTCTTCTGCAACAGCTGCTGCTGCTTCCTATGATGCTTTTGATGATAGATATTTAGGAGCTAAGACTTCTAATCCAACAGTTGATAATGATGGCAACACTCTAGTTATTGGAGCTTTGTATTTTAATACAGTTGCTAACGAGATGAGAGTATGGAGCGGCTCTATCTGGTCTTTCATTGGTTCTTCAAGTGCATCAGGTGTTAATAGTTTTAATTCTCGATCTGGTGACATTACATTAACAAGCGGTGATGTAACTACAGCTCTTGGCTATACGCCTCAAACACAAGACGCACAGCTTACAGACATTGCTGGTCTCACTCCTACAGACAACGCTTTCATTGTTGGCAATGGAACCAACTTCGTAACAGAGAGTGGCTCTACAGTTCGTACATCATTAGGTCTTGGCACAGCTGCTACCACTGATGCTTCTGCATATGCTACAGCTGCACAGGGAACTAAAGCAGACAGTGCTCTTCAGTCTTCTGCCATTGGTGTATCCATCCAAGCTTATGATGCACAGCTTGCTGATGTAGCTGGCCTTACACCAACTGACAATGCTTTCATTGTTGGTAATGGTACAAACTTTGTTGCTGAAAGTGGAGCAACTGCTCGTACTTCTTTAGGGCTTGGTACAGCTGCAACTACAGATAGTACATCCTATGCTACAGCAGCACAGGGAGCTACAGCTGATAGTGCCTATGCTGACAGGCTTAAATGGGATGGCGGTGCTACAGGACTTACAGCTTCTACAGGTCGTACAAGTCTTGGCTTAGGTACAGCTGCTACAACTGCTGCTACAGACTATGCCACTGCTGCTCAAGGAACTAAGGCTGATACAGCTTATGATGATAGATTGAAGTGGGATGGTGGTTCCACTGGCTTGACAGCTGCAACAGGCCGTGCAAGTTTAGATGTCACAGCTACTGGCGCTGACACAACATATGCATATAGAGCAAACAACCTAAGCGATTTAGCTAGTGCATCCACTGCTCGTACCAACTTAGGGCTGGCTGCTATTGCTGCAAGTGGTTCTGCTTCTGACCTTTCTACAGGTACAGTTGCAACTGCTCGACTAGCTTCTGGAACAGCAGACTCAACTACATTTCTTCGTGGCGATCAGACTTGGGCTACAGCAGGTTCAATATCACGAGATACACAAACATTTACATCAAACGGAACGTGGACAAAACCTTCCGGTGCTAAGTTTGTAAAGGTGTATGTTGTAGGCGGAGGAGGCTCGGGAGGTCGTGCTGGTGCTGGTTCAGCAGGTGCTGGTGGCGGAGGTGGAGCTGCTGCAATCTATAACTTTCTTGCAGAGGATTTACCATCAACAGTTTCTATCACTGTAGCAGCACAAGCCAATAGCCCGGGAACAAACACTGTTGGTACTAATGGTAACACTTCTTCTTTTGGTACGTATGTATATGCGTATGGAGGCGGTGGTGGTGGCGGTGGTGTTTCTACAACAGCTGCTTTTGGCGGTGGCGGTGGTGGAGGACATGGAGGTACTGGCACTATCGGTGGAGCAATAGGTGCCCAAGCTGCTGGAGGCGTAGCAGCTTACGGTGTGGGTGTAGGTGGGCTTGGTGGAGCTCTTATTTGTGGGTATATTCCGGGTGGTACAGGTAGTTATGGAAGCTTTGATCGACCTTTAAACTTCATTGATGGAACAGGCTGTGGCGGAGGCGGCGGTGGTGCAAGTTCAGCTTCAAGTGGAACTACATCAGCTAACGGTGGTGGCTATTCTGAATACGGTGGCGGCGGCGGCGGAGGTGGTCTTGATACTACAGGCACATCTGCTGGTGGAGGCTCTGGTAATGCAGGAGCTGGTGGAACTGGTGGTATTAACGGAGCAGCTCCCGGCGATGGAGGCTACCCCGGAGGTGGGGGAGGTGGCGCAGAAAACCAAACAGCTGGCTTCGGTGCTGCTGGTAAAGTTATTGTTTATTCGTACTAAAAGGATAGAAAATGTTTCGATATGCAATGATTAACAATAGTACAAACGTTGTAGATAATGTCTGTAATTGGAACGGTGAGCTTACAACTTGGACTCCGCCAGAAGGCTACATAATGGTGAAACTAACAGATGAACAAGCTCCTGTGGGTATTTGGTGGACTTATGTAAATGGTGTGTTTACTGAGCCTGTGTACGAAGAACCTGTTGTTGAGACAACTCCAACAGTTCAAGGCGCAGAGATGCTATGAACCATATAACACCACGTTTCTCTGTCAATCAAGACGGTACAACACTTAACATCTATCATGCAGATTTAGGAGAAGGACTTCCTAGACATGAGCATACCTTTCAACATCTAACAATCTGTAACGCTGGTTCTATCGTTATTCGTAAAGAAGGTAAGGAAGTTGTTCGTACAAAAGATAATCAACCTATTAATCTTGTAGCAAATGAATGGCATGAGATTGAGGCATTAGAAGATGGAACAGTGTTTGTCAATGTGTTTGCCGAGGGGAAACAATAATGACAGATCACGCAGCAACAGAAACAGGGATAGCTCTGGCAACTAAATCAGCTCCTCCAATAACAGTGAGCTTAGCTACAGTGGCTGGCTACCAAGTTAGTGAGTTGGTCTTATGGGCCACCCTAATATACACAGCTTTGATGATTGGTCATAAGCTTATTCAAATTTATAAGGATATTCGCAAGGAGAAGTAATGCCTTTAGCCATTCTTGCTGCTGCTAATGCAGCTGTTAAAGCAATTCAGCAAGGATGTGAGCTTTATCAGGAATACAAAGGAACCGTCCTAGAAGCTAAGAAAACCTTAGATACTGCCGTAGGTATTGCCAAGGAAGTTTCAGGGGCTTCTAGGGGCTTCTGGAGCTTTCTGAAGGGTAAGCTATTTGGGGAGGAAGAAGAGAAACCTCCAGATGTAAAAGAAGAAGTTGTTCCAGAGAAGAAGCCTGCTAAGAAAGTTGTTTCTCAGGATGAGCTGTCAATAACATTAGACATCATTGCTCAGCTGAAGATATTCTTTACCTGCATGACACAGCTTAAACAGAAGCTGGCAGATGCTGAACTACACAGTCTTGATGCTAAGAGTGATGCTGAACTTCTAAGCAGCTCAGTGGATATTGAGTATGCTATGACTGAGGTGGCTAAACTTCAGAAGCAAATTAGAGAGACAATGGTGTATCAAATAGGCGGAGACTTAGGAGACCTATACACCAAGGTGGTTAAGAGAGTTGGGATAATACAGGAACAACAAGAGACAGCTAGGCTGGTAGCCTTACGTAAAAAGAAGGAAGAGCAATGGCTACGAAACAAACGAGCAGCCAAGCGTCACAAGCGTATGGCAATAGCAGCAATAGCAATACTAGTGGTGGCAGAAACATGGGGACTGATGGCAGCGATAGTGATAGCAAATACATAAGCTTTCTAGTATTGATGACATTGCTATGGTTTATGATTTTACCATTTGAATTGTACTTGTATATTAAGGTTAACAAAGCAGTGGCTATTTGTGAGAGGAAGAACAATGAATGATTTAATGAACTTGCTCAAAGGAGCAGCACCTGCACTAGCCACAGCTGTAATGGGGCCTATGGGTGGCATGGCAGTGAAGGCTATAGCTGATAAGCTAGGTGTTCCTGCTTCTGTATCTGAGGTGACTAAAGCTTTAGAAGCCAACCCAGAGCTGGCATTAAAACTTAAAGAGATTGACACAAGAGCTTTTGAAGCAGAGACAAAGGCAGTGTCAGAGCGTTGGCAAGCAGACATGGCCTCTGATAGCTGGCTGTCTAAGAACATTAGACCCATGACTCTCATTGCCATCTTTGTTGCCTACTTCTTGTTTGCTGCATTGAGTGCTGGTGGTATCAACGTCAATGAAGCTTATGTTAAATTGTTAGGTGAATGGGGTCAGCTGATTATGCTGGCATATTTTGGTGGCAGAACAGCCGAGAAGATTATGGAGAAACGTAAATGAAAGAACTATTCCAGCAGTGGGTAAACAAACCACCTCTTACAGAGCAAGAGATTGAAGTGAGAACATGGGCTTTTGTCGTGCGTTCTATTACATGCATGGTGATGATTATTGCTTTCGGTGTGTTGTGGCTCATTGGCTTTGAGGATCAAAAAGATAATTTGGCTCCTATTGACGCTGTGTTCTTAGAGATTCTTAAAGCCATTGCTTTCATGGGCGTGGGTGCTATGGGTGCTATCTCTGGACGTAAAGGTTCTCCTGCTCCTGTTAACAAAGAAGGCGAATAAACATGACACAACTATCGGCAAACTTCTCACTAAAAGAATTCACTAAGAGTGATACAGCTGTACGTAAAGGCTTAGACAACACTCCTACTCCTGAAGTGGTTGCAGCCTTGCAGAAGCTTGTGGATAACATCATCCAGCCTATTCGTTCACACTATGGTAAGTCTGTAACAATTAACTCAGGCTATCGTGCTCCAGAAGTTAATGCTTCTGTTGGTGGCTCTAAGACTTCTGACCATTGCAAAGGCCAAGCAGCTGACATCGAGATTGCTGGTGTGGCTAATGGTGACTTGGCTCAGTTCATTGTGGATAACTATTCTTTTACACAGGTGATACTGGAGTTTTATACAGCTGGTGTTCCAGACAGTGGTTGGGTGCATGTCTCTTATGACCCGAGCAACCTGAAGTGTGAAGCTTTGACAGCTGTTAAGCAAGACGGTAAGACTGTCTACTTGAAAGGACTACATAAGTGAAAGACTCAAGACTAGAAAGAGCAGGGGTGTCTGGCTACAACAAACCAAAGAAGACACCAAGCCACCCAACAAAGAGCCACGTAGTGGTGGCTAAGAGTGGTGATCAGGTCAAGACCATCAGGTTTGGACAACAAGGGGTCTCAGGCAGTCCTGATGGCTCCAAAAGAAACGAAGCGTTTAAGGCACGACATGCCTCTAACATCTCTAAGGGTAAGATGAGTGCCGCATATTGGGCAGATAAGGTGAAGTGGTAATATGAAACAAACTAAAAAACAGTCAGCCAAGATTGGCAAAGTGATGCATGAATTTAAGACAGGCACACTACATTCAGGCAAGGGTGGTAAGGTTGTAACATCACCAAAACAGGCAATTGCCATCAGTATGTCAGAAGCTGGGATGAAAAAAAGTAAGAAAAAGACTTGACAAAACAAGCAATAGCTGTTATAATAGTACATATATGTACATAACAAGTTATAATATTATTATGTATAATACATATAAGGAACTTAGATGACATACTTAGAAGCTGTCAACAGTGTACTTAGAAGACTAAGGGAAAGAGAAGTAAACTCTGTCTCTGAAACTTCTTACAGTAGACTGATTGGTGATTTTGTTAACGATGCTAGAGCAGAAGTAGAGAATGCTTGGAACTGGAGCAGTCTCCGTACAACCTTGTCTCTCACTACAACTGCTGATGTTTTCAACTATGAGTTGAATGGCAGCAAGAATAATTTTAATGTTATTGATGTTATCAACGATACCTCTAACATGTTTATGGAATACAAGAGTGGACAGGCTTTTGATAAACTGTTCTTGACACAAGACCCAGTAGCTAAGGGTGCTCCTAGTGACTACAACTGGAACGGTGTAAGTGCTGATGGTGACACACAGGTTGACATCTATCCAATCCCTGATGGTGTGTATAACATTCGTTTCAATGTGTTGTTAAGAAACACAGAGCTTACAGCTAATGCTGATGTTATTAACGTCCCTCATCGTCCTGTTGTTCTCTTGGCTTTTGCTAAGGCAATTGAAGAACGTGGTGAAGATGGTGGTAACACTAGTCAATATGCATATGGTACAGGCATGAGAGCCTTGGCTGATGAGATTGCTTATGATGCTGCTCGTAGACCTGAAGACACTATTTGGTATCCAGTATGAAGAAACTAGATTCAGCAACAATTAAAGCTCCCGGCTGGTTTGGGCTTAACACCCAAGACAGCGGTGCTCTGCTGGATGAAGGGTTTGCTCTTGTTGCTAACAACTGTGTTATTGATAAGTATGGACGTTTAGGCGCTCGTAAGGGTTGGGCTATGCGTACTACTGGCGGCAGCACACCACTTGCTGGCAATCCAATCAAGAGCATCTTTGAATATGTTAATGCTGATGGGACTATTGACTACATCAGTGGTGGTAATAACAAACTGTTTAGAGCTGGTGTAGCTGGTGCATTGACAGACATTACTCCTGCTTCTTATACCATCACAAAGAATAACTGGCAGATGGCTTCTCTGTATGACCATTGCCTCATTGTACAAAAGAGCCATGAGCCTATTGTCTTCACAAGAGAGACAGGAACACTGAGTGTTGATAAGTTGGTTAGCCATGTTGGACATGGTGGTGCTTCTTTTAGTAGTCCAGTGTTTGGTACAGGTACAGACAATGGCCCTAATTGTGTGCTGGCTGCTTATGGACGTTTCTGGGTTGCAGGTACAAACAATAATAGAGTGACTCTTTATTGGTCTACTGACATTGGTGATGCACATTTTCCTACATTTAATACTGGCTCGGGTAGAAGCTCTGGAAGTGTAAACATGTCTGCTAAGCTGCCTAATAACGTAGATGAGATTACAGGCATTGCTGCTCATAACGGTTACATCTTAGTATTCTTTAAGCAGAACATTGTCATGCTTCGTGGTAATGATGATAACTTCTCTGATCCTTCCACCATGTATGTGCAAGATGTCTTGCCCGGTGTAGGCTGCATTGCTAGAGACTCCATTCAAAAGACAGGCAATGACATCTTGTTCTTGTCAGCTTCTGGTGTAAGAAGTTTAGGCCGTACTATTCAAGAGAAGAGTATGCCTATGCGTGATTTAACAAAGAACGTCAGAGATGATGTCTTTGCTTATATTGAATCTACAGATATGGATGATGTACGTAGCTGCTACTCAGAGAAGTATGCTTGCTATTTGCTTAGTCTTTATTCTATTGCTTCTCCTGTTGTCTATTCTATAGATACAAGACAACCTTTGCAAGACGGTGCAGCACGTATCACAAACTGGCTAGGCTATAAAGCTTATGCATTGTGTTCATGTAGAAGTGGAACATTATACATTGGTAAGGAAAATGGTATTGGTGAATATGCTGGCTATCAAGACAACGGTAGTAAATATCTATTCTCTTATTACACTAACAACTTTGACTTTGGTGCTCCTAACACTAATAAGATAGCCAAGAAGATTAACATTATTCTTATTGGTGGTGGTGGTCAACGATTGGTTGCTAAGCTTGCTTTTGATTATGCTGATAGCTATTCTTCCTATCCAATTGGAATTACTAGCAAGACATACGCAGAGTATAACATTGCTGAATATAACATTGCTGAATACAGTTCTGGTGTATTTATTGACGATGCCTCTGTTCCTGTTGGGGGTCAAGGCAAAGTGATGCAAATTGGATTTGAAGCAGAAGTTAATGGTGCTCCATTGAGCGTTCAGAAGATGGCTGTTTTTGTTAAACAAGGTAAGGACTTTTAAAGATGACTAACTATACTAAGCTAACAGCTTTTGATACAAAGGATGCATTGTCAACAGGCGACCCTTTGAAGCGTGTTAAAGGCACAGAACTGGATGATGAGTTTGATGCCATCTCCACTGCTATTGCAACAAAGGCTGACACTGCAAGTCCTACATTATCAGGTACAACAACAGTTACTGATTTAGTTGTAGGTGATGATATTTCTGTTGCTGGTTCTTCTACGTTGCAAGATGTAACAGGAACTACAGCTGCCTTCTCTGGTGCTGCCTCTGTAGGTGGTGTACTATCCATTGGTTCTAACATCTCGTATGAAGGTACAGCCAATGATTTTGAAACAACATTAGTAATTACTGACCCAACAGCAGATCGTACCATTACTTTCCCTGATAAGACAGGCACTATAGCTCTTACTTCTGATATTGATACTGCAACTATCACATCTGCTTCAGGTACTTACTCAGCTTCAGGGTCAACAACTATCACCGTTTCCATGTCTTCACATGGACGCTTAGTTGGTGATTTAGTTTATTTGAATTTTACTTCCGGTACGGCTGTTGATGGTGAGTTTACTATTGCATCAGTTATCAATACGAATACTTATACAGTAACGCATGGAACTTCTATAACAACATCTGGTAGCGTAACACAATATTACAGCACTCTTGGTCAAATTCGTTTAGCTTCTCCAGCTGAAATACTGGTAGGTTCTAATGACACTAAGGCAATAACTCCTTATACATATCAGACATCTAAGTTTGGTAATGTTACAGCTGTAGCTACTACATCAGGAACAGCTGTTGACTTTACAGACATCCCTTCTTGGGCTAGGCGTATTACTGTTGTATTTAGTGGTGTTAGTACAACCAGTACCTCACCGTTCATTGTTCAAATCGGTTCTTCAGGAACTGTAGAGACATCTTCATACGTAGGAACTTGTCACTACCTTGGTGGTACTGATGTAGCCAATACAGGCATGTCTACAGGCTTTTTATTGACGTATGCAACAAGCAGTACAGACCCTGCTGACTTCCATTCAGGTGCTGTTGTTCTTACTAACATCTCGTCAAATATTTGGGTTGTTACAGGTAATTTAAGTAGTAATGGTCAACGACAATTTTTATTCTCAGGTACAAAGACACTTTCAGGAGAACTTAACATTGTTCGTTTTACTACAGTGTCTGGTTCAAACACATTTGATGCTGGTTTAGTCAACATCTTGTATGAATAATATAACACACCATTTCTCTGATGGCCTCTATGCCAAGGAGATGAACTTCCCAGCAGGCGCTGCTGTGGTTAAACATGTACATGATTTTAGCCACTTGTCTATTCTTGCTAAAGGAAAAGTAGAAGTGCTATTAGAAGGCGGAGATGTAAGAACATTTACAGCGCCAGCTTGTATTGAAATTAAAGCTAACATCTATCACGGTGTAACAGCATTGACAGATTGTACATGGTTTTGTATCCATGCAACAGACGAAAAAGACCCATCTAAAGTAGATGAAGTATTGATTAAAGGAGAAGTATAATGCCTATTGCAGCAGCAGCAATTATAGGAGGAAGCACCCTCGTAAGTGGAATGATGGGGGCAAATGCTGCTAGTAAGGCAGCAGATGCTCAGTTGAAATCAGCTAGGATGGCAGCAGATGCAGCTAAGTTTAGACCCTACAGTATTACATCAGGATATGGTAGAAGCTTCTTTGATGAGAAGAATCAAACAGCTGGATATGAACTAGACCCAAGGCTTGCAGCATTTAGAGATCAACTCTATGGTCAAGCATCTAGTACGTTTGAACAGCTTGGCAGTACAAACCCAGAGGCTGAAGCAGCTAAGTATGTTGAACAACAGATGGGCTTGCTACAGCCTACAAGAGCTGCTGAAGACTTGGCTTTGCGTCAACGACAGCTTGGTTCAGGCCGTATTGGTTTAGGTGTTTCTGGTGGCTATGTTGGCGGTGGAGAAGGTCTAATTAACCCAGACTCTTATCAAACACAACTGGCTAGAGAGATAGCTAATGCAAACATTGCTGCCCAAGGTACGCAATATGGTCAGAACATGTATGACAAACTCCTCTCAAGAGGAACAGGCCTATTCCAAACAGGAGCAGGCATTGAACAACTTGGCATGAGTGCATTGACAGCAGGTGCTGACATTGGTAAAGCAGGTGTTGCAGCTGGAGGAAACCAAGCTCAAGCTCTCTTAGCTGGTGGCATGGGTGCAGCTAATGCTAACTTGGCTGGTGGCTTAAGTACGGCTAATCTGATTGGTAGTGCAGGAACAGCTGCTGCTGGTTTGTTTGGTAAACCTAAACCTCCTCCTGCTGCTTCTCCTTATTATACAGACGTTTATACGGCTAATAGAGCTGGAGCACTTAATGCTGGTTATGCTGGCTTAGACATGTAAGGAACAATTATGGCAAGCGATGTAATGACACTATTCAATATGCCCTCTCAACAAGAGCTGGGTCAACGCTATCTTGAGAGCAGAATGATTAGCCCTGCACAGATGGGTAATCAAGGCCTCTTGCAGCAGGTTGTTTCTTTAGGCGGTAATGCTGGTGCTGGCTTAGGCTATGCAGCTGGTCGCCTCCTTGGTGGTGCTACACCAGAGCAGGTGAGAGCTAAAGGCATTGAGGAATCAATGATGAAGGTACAAGGCATGGGCTTTAATAGCGATGCTGAAATGTATTCAGCCTTGTCTAAAGAGCTGGCTGCTCGTGGCTTAACACAAGATGCTTTCATGGCTAACAAAGAAGCAAGAGCAGCTATGCGTGAAGAGCAAGTAATGAAGAAGGGTGGTATTGATCTTGAGACAGCCACTTTCAACTTAGAGAAATCTAAGGAAGAAGCTAAGTTGCTTGAAGTACAAATTGCTGAAGCAGAAGCATTAGGGCCAGCAGGTGCTGAAAGGGCTAAAGGATTGAAACGTCAGCTGGAAGCTAAGGAAAGAGCCTCTGCTTTGGTTGAAGCACAGATTAAAGCACAAGAAGCTACAGCTAAAGCTCAGTTAATGAATGCTGGCGCTAATGCTGAAAGAGTTGCTAGTGATAAGATTTCTGGTAACTTAGAAGTAACCTATCCTAACTTGCCGGGCAGTCCTCCTATTAGAGCACGTATTGGTGCTCCTCTTGCTAACGGAAAGATTGTAGGTCAAGGAACTGGCAAGCAATATACGCAAGAAGAGTGGGCTAATGGTGGCATGATTACAGAAGAGAATGCAGTTAAAGCACGTTTAGGCATTGGTCAAACTACTACTCCTGATACAACTAAGCCAGCAGCAAAAGCTAGATCAGGCCCTTTACCAACAGCTAGAGATTTCTATTATACAGAAGGACAGTAATGGCATATCCTCTTAGTCCAGAAGAAGAGGTAATGAGTTCAGTGGGGGCTACTTCGGTAGCTCCTTCTTCTCGCTTTGACCTCACAGGTGCATTACAAGCTGGTGTTCCTTTGTCTGAGATTGCCGACTTTCTTGCAGAAACTAAACGATATAACGTACAAGCTGCAAGACAAGCTGGAGTAACAGATGAACAAATTGTATCAGAACTAACAGGCAACACTGGCTTCTCTGCTGGTGTTAAACGCTTTGTTGAGAGTGCTGGTAGTAGCATCAAGGGCTTGGCTCAAATGGCTGGCGTTGCTGACACAGAACGTCTACGTGCTGAGAGACAAGCAGCAGAGATTGCTTCTGCTAACAACCCATACATTGGGGGTGCGGCTGAGATTGCTGGTGCTATTGCTGATCCTATTAACCTGCCTGCTGTGGCTCTTGCTCCATTACGTGGGGCTACACTCGTTGGCACTATGGCTAGACAAGGTGCTGCACAAGGCGCTCTTGGTGGCTATCTAGAGCCTGTTCTTAAAGAAGGTGCTGACACTGGTGCTCTGTCTTTAGACCGCCTTAAAGGAGCCGGTGTAGGCACTGTTGCTGGCTTTGCTCTGGGTGGTGTACTCGGTAAGGGTGCTGAGTCTCTTGTTAATTATTTAACCAAGAAGGCTGAAGTTCCTCTGGTGGATATTCCTCAAGGCAAGCAGGCTACAGATGCAGCCTTGTCAGATGTTGCTAAAGCAATTGATGAGCCAGTAACTAATGAGCGTGTGTTCAGAGATGCACAGTATGATTATACACCTCTGTCTGTCTTAGAGAAGACACTGATTGACCAGCGTGTTGCCTCCCTTGAGAGAGACATTGCAAAGCTGTCAGAAGAAAGAACAAGGGTTGACACCACAGAGACAGCAGAGAAACAAGTTGCTTCTTTGTTGCAAGGAGAAACTAAGGCTCCAGTACAGACAGCTGATAACTTGCCATCAAAGATGACAGGCTTGGTGTCCCCTACTAAAGTACAACAAACAAAACAAACACCAGCTTTGTTCCAAGGGAAGCAGACAGTTGACGTTAAGGAAGCTCCACAGGTTGCTTCTCTGTTCAAGGGTTATTCATTAGACACTGACCTCAAGGCTAAGCAAGCAGAGATTGATATGCTCAAAGCTAAGCTTGCTCAAGACCAAGAGATTAAGCTGAGACAAGTTACTGGCAAGTTACCTGAGCCTCTCACACAAGTGGAGACAAGAACAGCTCCTCGCTTTACTGAGCAGCCAGTGATAACCAGAGAAGGACAAGTTCCTCCTGCTGCATTAGCTCCTCCTCCTAGAGCTGATGTTGTTTCTACGCAACAGGTTACTCCTGAAGTGCAGGCTGCATTAGAGCGTAATGGCTTTAGAACAATGGAAGAAGCTAACGCTGCTCTGGGTAAGAGTCCATTAGACAGATCAGGCATGGCTGGTTCTGTAGGCTCTATGCGTACTGACCCCTACCTAAAGCTGGCTGGTGATGTTCCATTTGAAACAAACCCAGAGAAGGTGTTCAATCCTGCCTATCGTGGTCGCATTGATGCAGACCCTGTGTCTGTAGATGCAGCCATCAATGACATGCACATGAAGGCTGTTGCTGCTACAGGCAGGACAGGTAGAGAGCTACGTGGAAGAGGCAGAATGGGTGGTAGCCTAGAAGCTACAGCTACATTAGGTGAGAAGCAAGCAGCACGTATGACAGCAGAAGAAGGTGGGGTTCTTGATTGGGCATTACAGAATGCTGATAAGAGCTGGAACAGAGAAGAGATTGCAGCGTTCATGCCTCAATACAAAGAAGCTCAGGCTTTCCTCGGTGCTCAGATTGATGAGTATAACAGACTGAGAAGCCTTGGTCAACTTACCAAAGAAGCAGAGCAGACCATTATGCATCGTTCACAAGTTCCTCTTGGTGTTATGTCTATTTTCCAAGGACAAAGAACTAGAGCATCTGATCAACTGAATGCTTTTAAATTAGCGTATAATAGAATAAGCGAAGGGAAAGAAGTAAAAGGTTTTGCTACTCCCGGTCGTACTTGTTTATAAGGATATACATGGCATACTCAGAAGCATGTGCTGTCTGGTTCAGAGAACTAGCAGACAAGAAACTACTCATTGATAAGTTTGAAGACCTCACACCACAACAAAAGGCCAACCTGTTAGCTGAGCTACAAACCAAGATGGCAAAGGAACCACACATTGCTGGTCGTATTGCCTCTGAATATGTAGTGAACAGTTATGTATCAGGCCCCGGCACTATTGCTGTTAACGCTTTGTCTGCTGGCACACAGATGTTCTTGCAGCCGTTGCTTAGAGAGATCGAAGCAGCACTGCCTAGAAGCCTCAGCAAGAGCGATAAAACCACTGGTGAAGGGGTAGCTATGCTCAGAGGTATTATGCAGGGCTTTAGCGAGGCTATGGCCTTTGCTAAGCAAGGCTTTGTCTCTGGTCGCCCTCTTGATATTAACATGTCTGCTCAGGCTATGGGTATGACAGACGCTAAGTTCCAGAAGTTTATCAATGAGAACTTCATCTCAGCAGAAAGAGCAGAGATGTTGAAGGGTGACTTGTATGATGTGAATAACAAAGCATTGGGTGGCACACTCGGTGAAGTTGTTAGAACTCCTACACGTGTTGGTATCTTCATTGACGAGTTTAACAAGGCTGTCTTTAGACGCATGGAGTTTAATGCCATTGCTTATAGAGAAGCTGCACGTATGGCTAAGCAGACAGGCGGTGATGCAGGTGAGATTTATGCAAAGCTTACCAAAGACAGGCTCACTGTGGATAACTGGCAACAACAGCTGACAGATAAGCTTGGTGGTAACAACCTATGGAACGTGCAGAACTTTGCTAAAGAAGCTGTATTCCAAGAGAAGCTTACAGGTATAGCACAGGCTGCTGCTCAGTTCAGGTCTAAGCACCCATTGACTGCACTCATTACACCGTTTATTAAAACCCCATACAACATCATCAAAGAAGGTGTGTCTTACATTCCCGGTATTGGCTTGGCAGGTAAGAAAGAGATTGGTAATACAGGTAAGTTTGACTTCGCTATGAACATGCCTGAACAACGTGGCAAGCTCATTGCTAAGCAGGCACTAGGTATGGGTGCTGCCATTGCATTGGATGCTGCTGTTAATCAAGGACTGATTACAGGCTCTGACCCAAAGGATGGCAGACCTAAGTTCTCTATGAAGGTGGGTGATCAGTGGGTGAGCTATCAACGTATTGAACCATTAGCGACAGTGTTTGGTATGGCTGTTGATGCTTCATCTATTCTCAAGGAATATCAAGAGAATAAGAACCCAGATAAGAATGCACAAGACTTCTTGTTGGCATATGCTGCTGCTGTTAAGAACAACATTCTTGAGAAGAGTTTTATGGAAGGCTTGAGCAAGGCCTTGTTTGCTATGTATGACCCAGAGAGACACGGTGGTGGCTTCTTTGCTCAGTATGCTAACGCTCTTGTACCAGCCATTGCAGCCACTACAGCCAAGGTGTTAGACCCAACAGAGCGTGAAGCTATGACGTTTGTTGAGAAGGCACAGAGCCGTATCCCCGGTATGCGTGAAGAGCTTCCAGTTAAATATACCAAGACAGGTGAGCCAGAGCAGGCCAGCTTGTCTAATGCTTTGCTTGGTATTAAGGTGACTACACCCACTGCCATTGAGAAGAAGCTTGAAGAGATTGGTGTAGAGATTAACGGTGCTAATAAGAAGATTGGTGGTGTTGAGTTAGACAGTACACAATATTCTAGATATAAACAAATCTCTGGTGGTGTATTGGCTAACAGCTTGAGCCAAGCATTTAGTAATCCACAGTTTGAGAAGCTTGATAAGTATCAGAAAGAAGTGGCAGTACAGAAGATTGTCAGTATGTCACGCAGTGCAGCCACTAAGCAGCTCACTATGGAACTATACAAAGACAACCCAGACTTTGCAAGGCAATGGTATAACGCCTACCTTGAGAAGTATGGAGCACAAGAAGCCGTAGGGTATAGACAATAAAAAAGGGGACTTTAATAGTCCCCTTTCTTTTTAGTCTAACTCAAAGAAGTCACCAATGTATATTGATAAGAATGGTAGCTTAATGATGATGCCCATAAAGCCAACCACTTCTTCTTTATCACTATCACCAAACTCAACAATGTGACAGATGTCTTCGTTGTATTCAATGTCAAGGCCAATGCCTAAGCGTGGATTAAATGTTATCATGAATTGCCTCCATATGTGGAACAGTACGAACATTAGGAAACTTCTTCATAAACTCTTCTCTCGTAATGTCAGTACCAATTTTTATTTCTGTAAACGGAATGTTTTCTGATGTAAGCCTTGCTTTAAGAGTTACACATGCAGGACATTTGTCCTTAGTATACACAATCATTTCTGCCCTTCCTCCAAAATAAAGCTTAGTGTACAGCTTTTCAAATTGTTTAAAGAATCTCTTTAGTTTTCTTCTTTGCCATTCACTTAATGAAAGATTAAGACAATCTAACCTTAAGTAAATGACAGAGATTCTTTTTACTTTATTAAATCTCACAACCTGCTGCTGTACAAGCCAAGGTCTGTACACCTTCAACATTATCATCCACTTCAATCAGGCTATTCCAATTGATACTAGATGGTGTTGTAGCTAACAAAGCCTCATACTGTTCTTTAGTACAGTCTTCATAGGGAGCCTGACGATAACTGCCACCATCATAAGGCAAGAAGGATACACCAGACATCTCATCGAAGTGTTTCCACACCCATGCACCAACTTCAGGCCACTCATGCTCATTCACTGAGATGGTAACAGAAGGCTTATGCTCACACCAGTGACGCTGATAGGCAAGCCACAGCTTCAAGTGTTGCATAGCTGTCAGGTCTTTACGAAGCATAGCACCTTTAGGAGCCTTCTTAGGAAAGGTGAATACAACGGTTTGTTCTGGCTTCATAACACATGGCTCAGCTGTTACACCTGCATCAATCAGGTGCTGTGTCAGTGGGTCTTTTTTGTCTCCACGTACTCGGCGAAAGTAGTATTCAGCATGACGAGCATGGATGCCACTAGCGCTATCTGTAAGTTGAGAAACTGTACCGCTAGGTTTAACACAAGTAATGGCAGCACTAGCAGGTATACCAAGATGCTCAGCCATAATCCCATTAGTCGCCACGCATACAGCTTTAAGTTCATTTAGGATGCTCTCTAGTTTAGGACTATCAGGGTTGTTCAACAAAGCATTGTCAAGAATACCAGTCATTGATACACCCAGCAAACGCTCTTCCTCAGTGTTCTTCTGCCACACCTTACGTAGATATGGGAAGTGAGTCAATGTGCTCTGGAATGTACCTAAGATGGTCGCTAAACGTGCCTTACGTTTCAGACTATCCACTGTGTCATCAGCACGTACAATGATTTCGGAAAGATTACAGAACTGATATGGTCGAAGAATGATTTCAGAACAGGGATTAGTCCCGAAATCAAAGTCACTATTGCGTCTTCCATTTTGTTTCACCACCTTCTTAGCTGCTTCACGATTGAAGATACCACGCTCACCACTCTTGCTCTCATACAAAGAGTTCCACTCCTGCATGAAGATGCCAACATCAGGACGCTCTGTATAGCAGGCACTGTTGTTAGCCAAGGCACGTTGACCATTCTTCTCCCACCATGCACCACTCTTAGCATGACGCATACGATCATCTGATAGGTTTGATAGGCTAATCATAGCACTACGGCGTACACCACCTACGACTACCACCTCACCAATCTTACACATGATGTCGTGACACTCAAGGCTGTTCAGCTTACGTCCCTTAGCACCCTTGAAGATGTTAGATACAAACTGGAACAACTCAACCAATGGCTCAGGGCCAGAGGCACGACCACCAAAGGTCTTCAATCGAGCACCCTTGGGACGCACCTTAGACACATCCCATTTAGGAATCTCACCTGCATAGAGCAAGGCAATGATCTGTCGTAAGCTCTTAGCCCAGCCTTCTTTGCTGTCTGACACTACAACAGTGGTGTTGCTTTCATACAACTCTTCTGGAATGTCGGGCAGCTTTTGTATGCTCTGACGCTCAACAGAGAAACCAACGCCAGTGCCACACAGAAGAATATACATAGCCTCGTCAAAGGCTTTAACATCATCAATAGGCAAATAACTGCAATTGTAACCAGCTGTGTTATCACGTTCCAAAGCCTTCCCTGCTGTCATCAAACTACGCATAGAGGGCATCACCTCCATGTTTACCACAGCACTCTCCAGTTCATTACGCATTGCGTCACTGAGTGTGTAGTCTTGGTTCTTCTTTAGCTGCGCTGTCATGAAGTCGAAGTAACGTGCCACTGTTTCTTCCCAATCTTCTCGGCGTTGTTCACTATCCATGTAACGAGCATACCGACTCTTGGCAATGTATTCCTCGTAACTACCCATATATGTTGTCATTGTTTTCCTTTGTTGTTGTTTAATATAATTAAGATTGTATTGATAGCTTCTATCAACATGAGCTGTTCATGCAGAGGTATTTTATTTAATGGGAGTACAGGCTCAGGCCACTTAGCCCTAACAGCATCCCAGAACTTTGTTACATCATCTGTCATTCCAGTTCCTTTTCTATTTTATCTGCTCTATCTTCTAATACATCCATAAACCTGTTGACCAGCTCTTCGCTGTCAATGTCTAACAGTTCTAATATTGTAACACAATCTTCACGTTTTAGCAAGTCTGCAA